AAAGCGTGTTGGTGCGAATAGCCTGAGTGACGGCATGAATACGAGTTGTGAGACGCTCAACCTCTAGGATCTGGTCTCTTACATGCGCGTAGTCAGAAACAGGCAGCACGCTGTCTGGGTCTTGGCTCTGAGCGATAACGGAGCACGGATAGAAGTTTGGGTACTCTATGGGAGGTTCTGACTCAGACACGATGCCTTCTTCTGCATTAAGGTGCAGCCAATAAACCTTCTCAGTTTCCTCGCACCAGATTTCCCAAAGTTCTGCTTTGCCTTCGTACTTATCGTAATCGCGCTCCCAATCGCGCTTGTCCTTGTCAGGAAACGAATCGTACGTGAGCTTATCAGCTACTTCCTGCCCAAACAGTTTAGTTGCGTTGTAGCGAGTTAGGTACGCTCGTTTAGCTCGCCACTCTACTTCTGTTTCGTTTCTAGCATCGCTACAGAGGTAGTCATTGTATTGGACTACATCAAGAATAGCTCTCTCTGACTCTTTGCTTTCGACAGTAGTTTTAACCAGGACTAGACCGCCTGGGATTTGTTCGGCTTCAGAGGTATCGCCGTCATACGCTTCACCTTTATCGTCTACGAGTTCCCCTTCAGGGCTTTGGAATAGCGCGATCTTGGTTTCCTCTTCCCCGATTTCAGCGTCGTAGCGAGCCCACAGTACAGACCGCCCTGTTAGAAGGAACTGTAGGGCAGCATTGTAGCCTACGAGATCAAACGGAAACCCAACGTCCATGTTGTATTGGATATTGCGCTCTAGCAGAACTGCGCTTACCTCTTCGAGCGTCCCGCCCGTTCTTTTGCGGAGCGTGACCTCGGCTTTTGGCGTTGACGAATAGTAAGCAGGAAGAAGAGTATTGACACAATACCACCAGCTATTAAGTCGTCGTTCAGCATCGTTTAGGATACCTACCCTTTTTTGAGCGTTGTAGACGCGGATACTTTCTTCAGCGAGCTCAATGAACCGTTTGCTGCGTTCCTGCGCCCGTGTGATCTCTGTTTTCCAGTATGGTCCGGTGAAACGCTTAACTAACGGCTCAGGGTTCATATTTTTGCGCGTCCTTGTTCGGCTCTTACACTAGCGATGTACGACTCTAGCCGTATCAAACCCTTGTTAAACGTTGGTGGTACTGCTTCGTATTTGCTGTCCAGCAATCGCTCTTTGCACAGGTAACGTAAAGCATCGCAAGCGTGATCATCCCCTGCTGAGTCAGCATCTTCGGGGTGTCGCTTGTCGATTGCCAACGCTGGCAAAGTTTCCAGCAGGTACGGACAGTTGGTGCTAATATACAGCATCGCAGGTTTTGCAACCAAGCGTTGTCTGATCTGGGACCATCCGCCGATGCGATCATTGTCGGCAAGCCTGAAATTGGGATGTTTGTACCTAGCAAACACCGAATGAAACTGATCGGCGATGCTAGGACCGCCTTGATGATTAAAAATGCTAGGGTCTGCTACGGCATGGACGTTTTCACCAATCGAAGCGGCGGCGATTCTATTGGCTTGCTCGGTGTTATCGACTCCTTTGCCGTGCAGCTCACGATAAATAACAATGGAGTTTTTGGGGTAGGGTAGTTCGTTTCCTGAATCGTCTTTACCGGACGAGACTGCGCCCCAGATCGCTGCAAACGGCGACCGATAGCCCCAATCATAGCCCAAGTAGCGAGTCCAATGCTTAGGGAGGTTAAAAGGACGAATAATGTGCCGACTACTAAACTCAGGGAAATAACTTCCTTCATGGATCTCCCAATCGCCTTCAAGCCAAGCACGTACTAGCTCCGGTGAGCCTACCATGTGTAGGCGGTTTATATATTCAGGGTCTTTTGCCAAAAGGATCTGATTGTCGTCGATCCTAGAGGGAATGTAGATGTAGTCAAAGGAACTTCCGTTAGGCAGCTCTTTTGTAAGCAGTTTTTTGCCCTTTGGTGCTGGACGTATGAAGAAGTCTTTGAGCCAGGTGTGACCGACACCGCCGGGGTTAAACGTTAGGATGATTTGAGGGTTTCCCTTGCCTCGAAGAGCGCCGAACAGCTTAAAGATAGGGCTTGGATTAGCGAAGTTGCCAGCTTCTTCGATGCAGCACAGGCTAAGGTTCTGACCCTGATACTTTTCAGCGTCTCCGTCGTCGCCTAGCGGTCTAAACCTGACACGAGCACCGTTTGGAAAGGTAAACTGCTTCTTTTGATCTGCCCAATGAGCCCTTAGCGGGAGGTAAATTTGCTTTGCGCGTTCGATTAGGTCGTCTGCTTGAGGCAGTTCTTTGCGGAAGAAGATGGCGTTAAAGTCTCGTCCGTATCGCTGCTGATCTACGGCGATTTTGCCTAGTACCCCATCGGTTTTACCCCCACCTCTAGCGCCGCCGTAGCCTATGAGCGTTATGGGACAATTAACCAGCATCTCCTGGGGACCGGGTTGTGGTGACCAAACTACCCGATCCTCGTGTTTCTTCATGCGGCTGTCAGACCCCTACCACCGTTAATCTTCGGGTAATCCACAAATGCCTACCGGAGCAGGAAACGGTAAAAACGCTCGCCATTAGACAACCAGCCGATCTTTTGTGTACCACGCTTAGTCACTTACGTCAGTCTTTCCCCGAATTGCCTCATACTCTGCTTTGGTCATTGTGCGCCCACGTAAGCCAAACCGACGACGACAAAGCCCACAGGACGAATAGTACCTGTCTGTCACCACAATGCCCACATGGTTACAATCTGGGCAGCGATAATAGTAAACGTAATCCTTGTCACGCCGAGCACCGCGCTTACTCATAGAACGGTGGCGCAGGAAGAGGCTGCCAATGCGGGTACTGACTAAACCCTATAGGCTTATCCCCAACTACCCAGTGACCCCCAAAGCAATCTAGGTAGCCTACAGCGTGCTTATGCACTGGTCCACAGATCAAGACCTCCTGAAACGGCTGTGGGCGAACCTCGTTAATACTAACCCAACCAACCCTAGCCGGACCCTTTAAGCCTTCTAGGTACTCCCGCTGCAAGAACTGAGCGTCATAGTCCATCGTCTTCTTCCTGAGTCAAATACCGCGCAGTAAACTCTTCCTTGCTCATCGGCTTAGACGACACAACCGCATGTATAGCGCCTGTGTGCTCCACCACGTTGTTTTCTGTCCAGCCTAGCCTTGCCTTGCATAGGTACTGAATCATCTGCGCGTTGCCAATCCTAACCTGGTCCATAGCCGCCGCAGCAACCTCATACTGAAAGCTGCTCTGCGACTGCGTAAGCTCGTCAGGGTAAATGTTGTCCAACTCCCGTGGAGTCAGCTTCAGCGCAATACTAATCTGGTTCTTGGTAAGCCCAACCCTAGCCATCTCCCGAACCTTGCGACTTACGTCAGCCTCCCAATCAGGATGACGCTCCGACACCACAGGAACCCCAACTACCTCTATAGCTACCTCGTCAGACATAGAACAGTGTTTTTGAATAGAGTGGTTTGGATAAAATTACTAGGGTCGGTTGTGAGGGTAGAACGGTGTTTTTGAGGGCTTGGTGTAGCCCATAGGTATAGCTGGGCGTAGCTGTTGTCGAAGGTAGAACGGTGTTTGTGGAGGGATGGGAAATTTTACGTGGGTGATTAGATGCCGCCGCCGCTCCACAGCGCCCCACTTTCAAACCGAAAACCTTTTGGAAAACCAGGCTCTTAGCTGGCAAACACCTGAAATGGTTTAGGAATCTGATAGTAGTATGCAACAAGTATGCCACCCCGTCGGGAGGGTAGGCTAACCCTGCGGAATTATTATTATAATACCCAATTAGTTTTCTAATTCTCGTAAGGTAAGATAGTGCTAACGATTCCATATAGTTAGCCTAGCATCTGTAGTTATTCCTTTGGCTTAGCTGCTTCGTCTAGGATAGCGCCGTACTGGTCCCAGGTGAGCCCGCTCATATCCCGAAGTACCGCAAGTTCGCGAATTGTATAGACATTTTTCTGAGTCTCGAAACGAGACCACCTCGGCTGGTCAACACCGACCATCGCTGCAGCTTGCAGCTGGGTTAGCCCAGCACACGTGCGAGCGGTTAGGAACGGCAGCCCGCGCACCTGCATACGTTGCGTAGCATCTAGATAATCTAACCTATGCCTCATCTTTTGCATCGATTGACCGATAACTACACCACCAACTACGCAAACTTTGCATAGCTGTAAAGGGAAAAGTTGCTGCACTTCAGCTATTCCTATGTAGACATAGCACTCCCGACATGAGACTATGAAGGGGTAGCATGATGCTACCGACTGACCAGGAGACTAACCATGACAACGACAGACAACACGCCACAATTTCCGAGCGAGAGTGAAGAGCACGAGGTAGAGCGTCGCCGCGTTGCACTTGTTTCGCAATACGAGAAAACAATGAACCTCTTAACCGAGTATCTCGCGTACGTTCGGACCATGGGTGGCAAATTCGGCTACAACGAAAATATTGGTGAGCGTTTGATCGGCGACCTTGAAAGCGACATTTACGGGCAACTCAAACGACTCCAGACTTTGCGCGACGATGCTGACGATCTGTCGTGTGTCGACAACAACGATGACCACGCTTAAAGACGAAGGAGACTAACCATGAGCATGGTAAAACAAGTGATTTACGACAGGTGGGCGGAGATCGACACCACTCACGGAATTGTGTGGGTGCCTTTTGACTTGGTGTGTGCAGGTAAGGGTAAAACAACAACCCTGACAGCTAACGATGTTCGAGACTTTATAGACGGCGACTTCGTGAGCTGTCGCATTGTCGACGGGTATGGGGCTCGCTTCAGCATGCCTGGATACTTGGACTGCACCGAATGGTCGGTGTTTGCGACAGAGGACGAAGCCCACGATCATTTAGGAAACGACGACTAAGGAGACTAACTATGAAAACCCACCATGTGAGATGGATTACGACCCTTTTAATCGAACGGGCAAAGGAAGAAGTACTGTCTTGGGAGTCTATAGGCAGAGCGTGCTTGCGCTACATGAGCGAGGACGAAGTAGCAGATATGGCACGCCGCGAAGGGCTTATAGAAGAAACTGACGAAGATGATGATGAGCAACTAACGGACCAAGGAGACTAACCATGAAAACAACCCTTACCTTATTACTTGCTCTCATCCCATCGGTAGCCCATGCGCAACTATGGGAAGAGTACGAGCCAATGCCGAGCCGACCCATCTACAACCCTAATGTGGTGCCGGTCGCGCCTCCGTTCGGTCCGAGTTTACCAATCCCAAGGCAAGGGGAGGTTAATTCGGCGGGTTGGAACACGGGCTACAGTGTTGTGACGACGACACGGGAGAGACCTGATCCTCTGCTGAGCCAAATATATGATCGGGACGTAACGACATCAGAGACTGTGACGGCGATTGTGCCGAACAATGCGCTAGGTCAGCCGATGATGTGGCGTGTGCCTGGGCAGTAACGATCTACAGGCTATCCCAAGGGGTAGCCGCTAGATCGGCATGGTGCCGACGATTGTGACTAGGAGACTTATGACAACTCGTTTTGAATTTGACCAAGGCTACTATGATGAGGTCTTACCAAGATGGCAGCATCCCACTGGCTTTGATTCCGATGCTAACTTCATAGGTACCAAGCCCTCGGGCTACGTTATTGCAAGCCGAACCCGTGACTCTAGTTTGCTAGAGGAAAGCAATTTTGAAAGCATCCTAAAAGACTTGGGAGGCGAATCGGATAGTGTAGAGGTGATTCGTCATGGGCATTGGGCGTGCGGATGGGTTAAATATCTGATGGTTAAGCGTGACGCCGAGACCAAGCTGTTAGACCGTTGTGTTGAGATTGTGCGAGACTTGGCGAACTACCACGTGCATGACGAAGATGACTACTGCAACCGACAGTATGAAGCTATCTGTAGCTACTGGGAAACTGCTAACCTTGGACAACGGGTTAAATTGTGCCAAGAATCGAAAGTCACTGTTTTTGCAGCTCGTAGGGATGAGATCCCAGAACGAGTGCTAGATGCACTTACACAAAACGATAGTTTCTTTTAACCCGCCTACAAGCCCCACCACGGGGCTTTTTTTATACCCTGGGGGTTGCCTATGACATGACCTAGATAATTCAACCACGAGGCTTATAGAGCCTTGGGCTCACTGTCCGTCTTAACTGCATGATGCAGCTTAGGGCTAGTGTACCCTTGTTGCGCGCTAACTACGTGTAACGTGGTTAAGTGCCTGTACCCTGGTTTTGGGGTTGCGTGCGCGTGCGCGTGCGAGCCCTCGCCTTGTAACTTTGGTGTTTCACGTAAGGCGTTCCTTCCGGTAAGACTTGATCGGAAAAAAGGCTATTTGTTTTGGACTGACTTGATCGGAAAAAAGGCTATTTGATGGGGACTCGCAGGAAATTCTTTTCGGAAGGCTATCGCTACCGGACGGTGGCGATTGTTGGCGTTGAGGAAGATGAGGCAGTGGAGTGGTACCTGCGCAAGCTGTATGCGAAGCAAACTGACCACGACGCATTGGCGGATTTGGCTGAATACCTACGCAGCGTAAGCGACGGATCTGGTCCAGTGACGCTTGAGTGTCCCTATGAAAACGACGGCTTTGAGGCGGTCCTGGGCGACTCTGAGGGGGTCTATGTTTTGAGCTTTGAAATTGGGTGCGACGGATTTGCTGCGCTCACAGAGATCCTTGACCAAGACCCATAGCTATGTTTACATAGTAACAAGATGCCACTGACGGCATGACTGGAGACTAAAAATGCTAAAAAACCTATTTGGTCTGTTTCAGACCACAACACCTGTTAAAGAAGTTAAGCCTGTTAGGGCAAAGAAGCGCGAAGCGGCAAAGCCTGAGGCAACGACCAAACTTTGCACAAAGTGTAACAAGACGCTTCCCCTGGAGGCGTTTAACCGCTGTGTGGTTGGCGCATTGGGACGACAGCCGCAGTGTCGGGATTGTCAAAAAGAATACAATGAGACCAGGCGCAACAAGACTCGTGCGAAGGAAAAGCAGCGCGAGCGTTACGGCAACACCCACACGTTGTCGGTTCATTACATAAGCGCGAAGGATTTTGCGGCATTTCAGGAATTGAAGGCTCGCAAAAAGATGACGACCCAACAGCTTTTGGAAGAGGCACTTTCAAACCTCTTTATCTTAAACAAGTAACCATAAAAGGAACGAAATGACTGACTTACAAAAAATTGATTACAGCAGCCGAGAGGTTGTTTCGGTGTTGCGAAACACTGTCGCGCAGAACGCCACGGACGCTGAATTTGCGATGTTTGTGGAGTACTGCCGCTCAACGGGACTAAACCCGTTCAAAAAAGAGGTCTGGTTTATCAAGACCAAAGGCTACCAAAGGCGCGACGGCACTATGGTAGAGGGCAAAGTCCAGATCATGACTGGCATTAACGGGTTCCTAGCGATTGCCAACAGACACCCAGAATACGACGGAATGGAGAACGAGTTGCTCGTCGATGGTCAGGGAAAGATCATGGGAGCTACGGCTAAGGTCTACCGAAAAGACCGTAAGTTTCCGTCAGTAGCTACGGCTCTCATGGCTGAGTATTACAAGCCAAGCCCAACGGGAAAGCCTGGAATTTGGGAGCAAATGCCATCAATTATGATCGCTAAATGCGCTAAGGCTTTGGCTTTGCGTGAAGCGTTCCCACAAGAACTAAACGGCTTATATACCTCGGAGGAAATGCCCCATGATTACGGCAACAATAATTTTGGTAACGGGAGTGACCTCCCTGTGGTTTTGGGTCAGGCACGAGAAGCGCAAGCGCAAGCAGGAGGCTTTGAAAGAGCGAGCGCGGTCTCTGGTGACGAACTCCCCTGGGAACGTCAGGATCGTCAGGAAGTGGAACCACAAACGAGGGCAAAGGAAACCCGGTACGACATCCGTGAATTAGCTCCTGACGTTAGGGAGAAGGCAGAAGAGTACCTGCGCGACAACGTATGTAAACTTGGCTCAGACGGAATTTGGACATGCCCAATCAAATTAGAAAAGCTAACAAGTTGCATCGTCGCTTAAGGTACGATCTTCCCAAAACGGGCTACCGCCGTTGGACGGTCCACGTAAGCATTAAGCTCCTTGAAGAGTTTAAAACGATTGCCGAACAAGAAGGCAAGAGTCATGCGGCTGCGCTTGAGGAAGCATTGAAGAACTGGTGTGGGCATGAAGAGTGACCTAAAAACCACTGACCCCGAGGTGCAGCGGCTACGGCGTCGGTGGTTTAAACAGGGCTACCGAGCCCATGAAACGATCCTTAGCCAAGAGGTTACCCGGCTGCTAAAACTCCTGGAGGGCGAGCAATCGCTCTACAGTAAAGGGCAAGCTGACGGGATCCGTTGGCTGCATCAGTCCATGCAAGAGGTTTTAACCCAAACTGGCGAGTAGCTCAGTTGGCAGAGCGCAGGATTGTTAATCCTGTGGTCGCTGGTTCGATCCCAGCCTCGCCAGCCAAAAAAAACGGCACCAACCGGGAGACTAATCTCGGCTGGTGCCAACGAAGACTGTGACTAGCAGTTCGGAGAACAACCCCAACAAGTTGTTTGTCGCTCTCCCCTGAAGGTTATCATATACCCACGATAACCACAATTATTAAGTCCTAATTCTAATCAGATCCCTAATAATCCTAATAACTTATCCTAGTTATCCACAGCTTTTCCACAGGCTCAAAAAACACCCTCAATACACGTGTTCCTACCGTAACACGCATCGAACAGCCGATCCGTTACGTCGTTAGCTCTAATCCGAACCTCTATTTTGTTTACGATGATCCGAACAACACTCCGAGCAGATCAAGCCGCATGAATCTCACAAGTGATCCGAAACTGCATCAAGGACATATTTTAGGGGGGAAAAAATACAAGGAAAAAGACAGCCCTGTAAACGAGCAGTTTCGTAACTCAAAGGCTGCTAAAGTACCCATCGCGGGTTGGGAGAGCGTAATGCGAGCGAAGCGAGCAGGAAAGGGGGGTGTTTTGGGTCCTAGGGTATTAGGGGGGAAAACCACGGGTCTGTCAAGAACTTTATTTACTTGGTGGTATATACCACACATAGAAAGTGTAGCAGGGGACTAGCGGTAAGAGTTCAGATCAGGTACACATTGGGCATGACGGAGACTGAAATTAGGCGATTGCTTGGCGTTTTACGCGCCGA